CTACTTTCTAAAATGAAATAACTTTCGACCTTCCCAACGCGAACCAGGTGGGTCTGTAACCTCTTGAACAAAATCAAAATTAGGTCTTAAAAAATAATCACAGTATTTGATTTCTATTTCTCTATGTGTATCGTGTACAAAAATATCTATGTGGTCTGAATTTTTTGCTAAATTATAAGCTTCATAAATACTTTTCATTCTACAAGGGTATTTGTAATCCCACGCAGCTGGGGCGTCAACTATAATAACATCCCATTTAGTCTCCCTAACTTCATCTGGTAAATCCACAGAAAGACAATCGTGATTTCCTGAAATATACTCATTCATTAACTTGTCAGCTTCATATCCATTATTGGTGTATTGAATTTCGTATACGTTTAAATGAGGTGATTCTTGATTGACTTTTTTTAACCATTCATCATGATTTTCTAAAAAAACTGTTTTACCATTTTGATTCGTCTCATGCCACAAATCTGAATCACTACCTACACCAAAAACCAAAACATTAGAACCTTTTTTTTCTTTTATACAATTGTAAATAGATTTGTATTGGTCGAAACACATACCATCACAAATATCGACCACCGATTGAATTTTTTCAATTTCATTTAATGTAATGTCCGTGGTTGTATTTTCTGCATTCTCTACTGACATTGACGGTAGATTTCTAAACATATCATACAAATGTAAGGCTAGATTTTCATGTGAGTATTGTTCCTTAAATCTCTTTCTCATATTCTCAACTAAATAAGGTTGTAATTCTTTATAATTTGACAAGACATAATCTATTTTATCTTCAACGTCTGACCAATCGTATTTACAAGCAATATAAGTCTCACCATCCTCATAAACAAACGGCTTAGAATAAATATAATCCATATCTGGCTTAATCAGAACAGAACCGAATCCGGCCGCTTCTATATCTCTAACTGCCATCTCTCCATATCCTATTGGAGCCATAACTATTTTAGAGTCATACATATTTTGATAGAATTCTTGTTGTGGAATACGAACTCCTGATTCTCTTCTAACCACGTTATAATTAGTTTTTTCTAATTTTTCTAATAGTATTCTACGATGGTCATCATAGGGAATATTAGTTTGAATATCATGCTCAAAATTCTCAATGTCACCCCAACTAAACATGCATGATACATCATATTTTTTATCAGCGTTATAATTCATCATTTGTGGGTTGATTGTTCCTAACCAATTACAACCTGTTAGTTTCATTTTTGGTTTTAATTCATCAATATCAGGAACTGTATAATCTCCTTCACCCCAATATATTCTACCATTCATCCAACCTTGTTTATATAAGTCAAAATCTTTTAGATAAGAGTTTTTTAAAAACAATAGTGCGTTTGATTCTCTAAAAACATCAATAGTCCCAATCAATGATGTGGCGTCTTGACCATCTATTATCATGTAATCACCATTAAGACCAGATAAAAACTCAAGTCCCTTATCTATTGATTCTCTTAGTGATTTCTTTTTGTCAATGATACTAGCTTGTCCAACCCAAGCATAATCGTAATCATCTGAAGTTGTAAATTCAATACCAACTTCACGTAGTGTATTTTGTGCGAATAAAAACGGACGAAACGTTGTTTCATTCCTGTGAATTTCATGTTCTAATAATTTAATTTTTATCATATTTGACTGTAAAACTCATTTTGTTTTATTTGTTTGTTAATTGTTTTGGGATGATATAAACTCAACGTTTCATTTGGTGGTAAATGGGAGTATTCTTTAGCTCCAAAAATTCTTTCATGTACTTTATTTTGCCATCTTATAGATTTATCATTTCTAAAAATACGACTCTGATAATCAGGATAATTCACCCAACCATTTTGCGTAATTCTCCAACCCCACTTGTTACAATATTCATCGGTCAATCCATCAACAGTATTTACTCGTGGAACCCAAATCAAATCTACTTTATTTATTTCTAAAACAGGCTTGACATATTCTAATAAACCATCACTTGGGTACTCATCAGCGTCGATATGAAAAATATAATCACCACTAGAGTTCTCTATGACAGAATTTTTTTGTGCAGCAAAATCACCATCAAGTTTTCTTTTATAAACTATGGCTTCATTTTCAGATAAATATTCACCTACGACTGACTCTACTTTTACATCATCCCCATCGATACAAATGACTATCTCATCTTCTTTATCTATATTATCTGTTAGAATATTTAATAACCTTTTTAGTTCTTCAGCCTCATCGTGGACTGTTATTCCATAACTAAGTTTCACGTAATAACTCCATAACATTGTTTGGAAGTTCAACTGGCTCTAAAAAAACAGCTGATTTTTTTGCCTCTATAAAATCATAAGTTCGATACATTGAATACTTTTCTATTACTTCCTTTATTCTTGCATACAACTTTTTGGATACACCTCTCGGGCCTACATTAAAAGGTACAACTCTAAATATATCATCCGTACCCTCAACGATTTTAACGTCACCAATTTTTTCTATTATACGTACCAACGCTGGTTTGTTTTTCACCAATGGGATAGTACCTTGACTTTCTAATTTTAAACCAACTAGGTGAAAATTTGTTGTACCATCTTTTTTTTTGAATGGTAGATTGGTGTTCAAAACAAGTAATGTATCTAGTGTTGCCACATTATCTTTTTTACTTTTATATCGAAAAGATATTATGTCACCAGCTTTGACTTTTCCCCAAGTATATGGTTTTTTTGGCATACTAACTTAAATCCTTTGTGATACCCATCTCTTTACAGGCCGCTAAAAATTCAGTTTTCTTAAATGTCTTTGCATTTTCAACATCAAGTCTTCTATCATAATTATCATAAATCTCACGTTGACCCTCAGGTATCTCTACGATTTTAGCGTATTTCCAAACATAATCGTCTTCATCTTTTGTTCCCTCAGGAAAAATCATACCTAACTCACCCATATTCAATACAGCCGGAAACCAAATTATATTTCTTTTTTTATCGTGAAATTTATTGTCTTGTATTAATCGTGGTGATTTTTTTAAATTATCATCTAACTTAAGACTACCTAATTCATATCTAGAATCACTCATGTAACCACAATTAAAGCAAAGGTAAGAACTAAAACCATCTTGTTCATCCTCAAAACATTTATCATTATCAAAACAAACTGGACAATCTATTACTTTTTCCATATTATACTTTCTTTAATTTTGGTAGTTTTATTTTTGGAAGATTATCACCACCTACTTTTTTTAATTTTGGTAGATTTAATTTTACCTCTTTTGGAAATTCAGGTACATACTGATTCAGAATTTTATCAAGTTGTCTTGTCATAGCATTTAAGGAAAATTTGGATTTGTTTATCGTACCTAATTTCTTTGCATTTAAAGAATATTTTCTGTAGTTTTTATATACATCACTCATATACGCTGAAGCCTCTTGATAGTTAACGGTAAACCATTGTGAACCATCAACTAAAAATTCATCAGGTACCGAACCTTTCTCGACACTAGTTAAGTCTCCGTTTAATAATATTGCCTGGTCTTTATTCAAAAAATCAACATGACCACTCCAATTAGGTGCAATCACAGGTTTTTGTGAAATACTAGCCTCAAGAAGTGGACGACCAAATCCCTCACCGTGTGTTAGATTGACGTGTGCCTTTACTTTTGGATGATTATACAATTCATTCATTTCATTGTCGGTAAAATCACCATGTAATAAATATACGTTTGGTAGGTCACCTTTTATCATGGATTTTATTGATTTTATCTTTGCTAACATTTGCTCTCTATCCAATACTGAAAACCCAGCACCACTCGTTTTCATGATTAAACCTGGACTATTTTTCATGTTTTTAAAGGTCTCTAAAAACACTTTTAACATCATACCAGTATCTTTTCTGTCTTTACCTAAATCACCTTGTAACCAATGTCCCACATATAAAAAATTAAAAGACTCTTTAACTTTTTTCATTTCTTTAAGAAATGGTGCACTGAACTCATTAGTCTTTTTAAAAATATTTGTGTCTGTCCCCTCAAACAAAACTTCGATTGGTTTTGTATTTTTTAACTCACCTTTTTTTTGTTTTGTTTGTTCATCGTTAATATCAAAAACTATACGATTCATTGTGTCTTTTACAAAATTAGATGGAACAATATTCATATCCATTCTGTTCATACCCTCTAACCAAACAGGCGGACATGCTGTCATCTCTAGTCCAGCTGTGATACCGATGTTGAATTTAGCTAATGGATTGAATTCATTTGGTATCACGATATGAAAATGTATTTCAGGTTGCTTTGGTAATTGGGGATTCTGTAAAAGTCTATCTATTATCATTTTATCATTTGGGTCTTGTTGATTCAATGCGTTCATCGGTGTGTTACCCCAACGCACACTCCAAATTTTTACATCATATTTATCTAATTTAATTAATGCTCTGCAAATATCTCTTGCGTGTGCACCATATCCACTTCTAGTGGCGACAGGTGCAGTTACTAAACATAAAGGTTTACTCATCATTACTCCTAAGCTTTAAAGATACTATAACGTTTTCTTGGTTCAAACTTCTCAAATCCCATATCCATGTGGTTTATAAAATTCTGACACATCATATCACTCGTCATCATGACATCCTCTCTTTTTACAAATTCATGACCTTTCATACCACAATCTCTTCTTTCATCAGCAGTCATATCATACCACTCTTTTATACGTTGAGCCGCGTCATCAAACCTACATCTATCATCAAATATGTACGGTGTTGGTACTGAACCTTGTAATGAACGTGTAGCAGGCCATACAGGTTTTACCCACTCACCCCAAGTTAAATCAGGATTATTAGCCCATTTTCTATCATCATGTAATGACTTAATCTCTTCATAATCCTTTACAGTTAAGTGTTTACCGTTAAGTTCAAACCCACATTGGTCTTGTAATCCACCTGTAACATTAACAATGATTGGTGTTCCACACATCAATGATTCACAAGTTCCTAATCCAAATCCCTCGTTACTAGCAATGTTGATTGTAACATCTGCTAAATTATATAAATGATTCAAATGTTTAGGTTCAAGTTTTTTATCACTAAAATAAACTTTAACTTCTGGACATAAATCATTAATCAAGTTTGGTAAGTGGGTTCCATTTTCATCAATTGGTTGAGTATGCATCAATAAGGCACATTTATTCTTTTGTTCCTCTGTTAACATATCACAAAAAGTCTTAAACGCTAACACAACATCACCAGTCATTTTTCTACGTATATTTCTATTATTATAAAATACAATAAATTCAATATCATCGTCAGTTAGTTGTTTTTTCATATTTTCCACCTCTTGATACTCTTTATCAAAAACTGAAATTGGATAGAAATATTTTTCACTAATACCGTGTGGGATATATGTGCAATCCCAATCTGTTCTAGGTTTGTTCTTTGCTACGTCATTGACGATTGCAACTGTTTGTTTTGATATGTTCATTATCAAATCAGAACACTCGTAAAAGTTTTCATTGTAATTTGGAGCTGGCCAATCATCCCAAATATTATAATAAAATATTGGCATAATTTGTCTAATTTCATGCTCCATATCATATAACCAACCCCAAAATCTTGGGTCTGTATAGTGCATGACAGCGTCAGGTTTTTCGATAGAAATAAGATTCCTTAGTAAATCAGGACTACCATAACCATTAACAGGATAAATCTTAAGATTAGCATCCTCCACACCTGTTTCTTTTCTAACGGATTCATTCATATCTACCACTTTACCATTTTCAGGGTGTTTAATGGCACCACCAATTTGAACCCAATCGTAATGATGGATAGTACCCAACACAAACTCTTTCGACATGGTTCCTATACCAGATGACATTCTTAAATCATCCGATAATAGTAATATTTTCTTTTTAGACATGATTAACCTTTTAAAACAGTTTTATTAGGGCCAATCTCGGCTTCAAAATAATCTAACATTTCTAATTTATCTGCATAATCAGCCATCTCTCCAAGCTCTTTTTCTATCTCTTCCATAACATCACCGTGTTCACCGATACCTACAGCGTTACACATTAGGTTCTCCGCGTTGACTCTATGTTTTTCAATACCAGCTTTAAAATGTAATCTTGAAGCGTTAATAAAGTCTTCTCTCAAATTACTCATAGTCTACTCCCACTTGCTATTAAGTTATTGTATGATTGTATTTTATCTTTGAATTGTTCATCCAAAACGTATAAATCCATTGAACGATTTACTAGTTTTTGTAACGTAAACTCATCGTCTAATGTTGTACTTTTGAATTTTTTATATAACTCTTTCAGTAGTTTTACCGAAGTTAATTTATAGTCCATAAAAACCTCTTTTATATATACATATATAAATATATATTAATTTATTATTTTTACTAATTTTTTTTTCTTTTTGGCGTGTTTTATTGTATCTTGAGTTCCACGAGACTCTACACCTGGTTGAATAAATGCAACTATTATATCACTATACTCTGCTATTTGTTTATTTCGTTGAAAATAATTTGACACGTAATATGGTTTTCTATATTTTGATGCTGGTAAAACGCAGTGCATGTTCCAACTATAATGTGATGGTGGAAACTCAACGTAATGTAAACCAAACATTAACGCAAACTTTTTAGCAAATCCGTCAGCACCTTGTGATTGGCCACCACTTACAATCTCTACTGAATTCCCATATTTCTGCTTAATTTCAAATATTAAATCTTTTACTTTTGTTTTATTAGTATATGCTCTACTACCAACAATTCCAATCTTAGTCTTCATAGTCATTTCTTTTTTGTTTTTTAATTGGTTTGTCTGATGTAATAAATTTAGTAATTTTGTAAAATTCTTTTAAACCGTCAACTATTTGTTTTGGTTCTAGGTATGAGTATTTAAATCTATAAGTTGAATTACTAGGTGTGTTTAGTGGTACGATATCGTAAAAAATAAATTCATCAAAGTTAGCTTTACTATTATTTTTCACTATTGTTTTAAAAGCTAGTTTTGGTTCCCACCTTAAAAGAAAATCTCTCAAACCCTCAACCTCTTCATCAAACCATAAATATAATATAACGCTAGCGTTCAATTCTATGTGTGCTTGGTTTATCATATCCATTATGGTATTTTCTAACTCGGTATTGATAAAATCCGATAATTTTAACCTTACCGTAATTTTTGATAACATCTATTTTACTCCTGAGTCACAATGCTCCGTTTGATTGAATTCACAGTACCGACAATTTTTTTTCGATGGTAGTTTTATATAATTATGTTTTAAATTATAATCACCATCAATAAAAGACTCATCTAAGAATTGATTCAATTTATTCATTAATTTATTTATACTTGGTTTACCACTAGCTGGTGAGAACGTTTGAACCCTTCTTTGAGGAAAATCTAATTTTTCATAAAGTTTACGCTTAACAATAAAATATTCAACATCAATTTTATCTACAGGAATGTCATGTTGTGCACCATAAAAATGTTTATAAAGTAATAATTGGTCTGTCTTATTCTTATCTGCTTTCTGATACTTATTCCAACCCATAGTAGATGTTTTAATATCAATTATTTTATAACGGTCTCTGATACTATCATATATTATAACATCGATGTAACCTATGAATTTTATCTCATTTGGTAATTCAAAATTTACTGGTACCTCGATACCAACCAACTCATAACCTTTTTTACTGAAATACATACTACGTTTTTTCTTGAACCAATCTAAAATGGCTAGACCATGATTATAAAACTCCTCCATGTCACGTTGTTCACAAAAAACCTCCCCACCATTTTTTTTCATGATGTTGGTGTAATTTGTTTTCATTCGATGAAGTAACATTTTGTCTAGAGGTAATGCGTCTGCCATCTTGATAGTGTCATTATACATCACGGTTAGATAAGTTTGTAGAACCTCATGCATTGAAGTACCAAACAAGGTGTGAATACTATCTGTAAACTCACTTAACTTATCTATGTAATTAAGTTTCCATTTCCATGGACAGGTAACCCATTGACTATACTGACTATAACTTATTTTTTTCATCTTAATGATTTATAATATTCTAAGACCATAACAACCACACTTGATATCACAAGCGATAAGACAACTGCTATTACTACGTTCATTACTTACCCCACTTTCCACGATTTACGATTGTAGCCATGATACCATAATTTGATACATCAAGATACGCATCTTCTAGTGGTTCATCTTTAACAGCAGATTCTCTATTATTCATTAATAGTGTTTTCATTCTTTGTAACTTATCATTCATCCTAAACCACAAACCTGTAAGTGACAATTTTATCTCTTCTGGTGTTTGTAATTGTGTACCAACTGATATATTACCTGGCCCATAATCATGCTGTTTGTGTAAGAATAATTCATACTGTTGTCGTTGAATATCCTTGAACTCTTTGGTCATCTCAGGCCACTCCTTTTCCATCTGCTCTATAACGTCATAATCCCTGGATTCTGAACGAGGACTATCTTTTATAATATCTTCTATAATACCTCTCATGTATTTCTCCTAATTTATGTAACTGAATATACGAATAAATTACTATACGTGTCAAGTGCTTTTTTGACCATTACCAGCTGTATATCCTCCGACACTACCTAACACGTCTAAACCAGCCTTAGCAATCTTTTTAGGTTCGATACCCCATTTTCTAGCTAGTTGACCTAGTTCGGCCATACCACCCTCGGTAAGATAATACATATCAACAGCATCTTTGGCTTCTTTTTTACTAACTTGCATATCATTCGCAACTATATTGATTAACCAATTTGGATATTCCATTTGATTTTTTCCTTTCGTGTATTTTAACCATTGTCTACCCTTTGGTAGTACATTGGTGTAAAGTTTATATAATTCTTTTGGTTTTAAATTGTACTTTTGTAGTTCATTTACAAGTTCAACCCAATCCATTTTCATAGATAAAAATCTGTGAGTCATATAGTTTGACCAAGACTTTTTATCCTCGTCCGAAATCTCCTCCCAATAATTTGGATTTTGAACCGAGGTTATTTGTTTGATATGGTCAAACAGACTTTTCTTTTTAACACTCATAACAACTCTTTCTTCCAAACTCACCTTGTGTTCTTATCTTGTGAAAGTATCTACCCATCCATATGCAAAATAGTGGTAAAAATATATACCATATTATTAGCATATGTAACCTTTCCCAAAGTGTTAATCTCATATATCTAGAGTTGGAAATGAACTTGTATCATCAACACCGCTTCCCTCTAACATACCCTCAGCAACTTTACCACAATTACCACAAGAATAGACTTGCACTGGTATCAAAGCTTCTTGACCAGTTGGGGATACCAAGGCTGATAATTTTTTTAAAATAAAAGATTGTATCCATAAGTAATTATTACAATCTTTACACTTGATTGTGTCGGCTTGTTTTAAATCAACTTTTACTTGTGTCTGTTGTTTTGGTTTTTTCATCGGTCTCATTGTCATTTAATCACTCCTAATAATTCTATTATCATAGCCATAGCGTTGATTTCTTTATCAACCACTTGACTATCTGAAAGTTCATATCTTGCGATAATTAAGATACACTCGGCTACATGACCTTTACCATAACCATCAACCTCGTCATATAATAATCTAAACAATTCTGCAAAATCTGTAATTTGATTGTCCGCAAGTAATTGTCTTATTTCTTTAAACGCGTTCTTTTTATTTTGTGTTTCTAAAATCTTTAATAATTTTAATTTATAATCATTTTGAATAATACTAGAGGTATCAAGTTTTAGTTTTCCCTTCACCACATTTCTCTGTGCAGAATTTATTACACGACGAATATCTGGATAACCACTTTCAACTAAAATCTTTATATCCTCTGGTTTATCAATAATATTTTCTTGTAACAATATATTGTGTAGATGTTTAGCTACATCAGTTTTAGATGGTGGTATGATTTGAAAAGATTGACAACGACTTTGTATTGGGTCAATAATTCTTTCAACATAATTACAAGTTAAGATAAATCTACAATGTTTACTAAATGTCTCCATAAGATTACGAAGTGCGGCTTGTGCGTTTGGTGTAATGTAATCACACTCATCTAAAATAATTACCTTTATATCTTCAAAACCAACCGTGGAAGCAAAGTTTTTTACTTTTGTTCTGACGGTCTCAACGTTATTTTCATCACTTGCATTTATGTAAAGATAATCACAACTAATGTTTTTTACAAGTAATTTAGCGAGAGTGGTTTTACCTGTACCAGCCTTTCCGTATAATAAAAGGTGTGGTAAATCTCCACTCTCTAAGTAAATCTCGACTTTACTTTTTAGATGTTCATTACCGATGTAGTTGTCGAGGTTGGAAGGCCGATACTTTTCTACCCAAAGCGTATTTGATTTATTAATGTTCATAATTAAAACCAGTTATGTTTTTTTGTTACTATTTTTCTTTTGATTGTTCGAGGTTCGATATCTAAGTTAACATTCTTCACCATGTTTTGGACTTGGTCTTTTATCTCATCAGGTATTGAATAATTAACAAACGGACTATTGATGTTGTCCTTGACCCCTATCTCTAATAAGTATCTACGAATATATTGCCATACCGAATTTAATTGCAGATTTGGTTGTACTTGTTTTGCAATATCATGTTTGTAATTCAAACCATTTAAAATACAATACAACCAATTATTAGCATCTTTTGGAATGTGTTTTCTAGGTTTACTCATTATATTTGAAATTGACTTTATAATATTATAGGCAAACTTTTCATCGTGATTTGGTATGTCCCAAGTAAAATTACCCATCTGTTTTAAATTTTTAACTTGTGTGTGAAATTCGTCCTTAGTTTTAAAAAACAAAGGATAATCATCACCGACAACTTTTCTCATAGCTGGTTGGTCATAAACCAAAACGGGTTTTTTTACTGATAAACCATCTTGTATGGAAAGATTCCAGGTAGCGTAACTATCAACAAAACTCATACTTCCCAAAGAATTTTCTAACAAATATCTATATTGACCACGATTCAAATTTGAACCGACATATTCTTTTGGTGCCTGATAATCCGTGGCCCATATTTTGAAATCATCTAATCCATCAATATATTCCATCATCCGATTAACACCAGTTGACTTAGCCCATCTATGATTAAAAACTAAAACATTTTCATGTTCAATATCAAATGGTTCAATATCTTGTAATTCATCAGCTGATATTGGAAATGTTTGTGTTTTATCTTTTATATAATCATGATTGAATGTCGTGCTTTGTTCATTTTTAAAATTTTTACCTAACCATTCAGATGCTATGTCTGTATGAAAAAATACATTGTCACACAAATTTATTGCTTCTAATTGTCTCATGTATGCGGGTGGTATGGCACTCGATGCTCTACTTTGACTACAATCAACCCAATGAAAGAACAAAAACCTATTCATGTTTTGACCATATCGTTTATCATTAAATGAGACTAAAATATTATAAAGCATCTCTGGTTGATGACAAAAAACAAAATCAAAATCCATATATCGAAAATCAAATAGATTTCTAAAAGTCACACCATCGAAATATGACCTATTGGCTAATAAATCTCTTGAATACGGGTAATTAATAAAAGTTACATTATCTCTTGTATCTGGTATGTTATGTTTTTTTGGCACAACAACATAATGATGACATCGTGGTAAAAAAGAAATTGTCTTTTCTACCACTTTGTAATTAGAGTCAAATTCATGTTGAAACAATCCTGTTTTATCAAACCTTACAGGAGAGACATAATGTAAAATTCTTAAACCGTTAATCATTAATCAACGTCTTGTACTGCTACTAAGTAATACTCCGACCTAAAGTCATCAAATTTAAATGTTATCTTTGATAATCCTGATGGACTAATTTCAAGTAACGCACTTTCACATTTACTATTGGCGTTTAAAACACTTTTAAAATGTTTTGCATTAAAAGAAATCAAATCTAAATCACTATATTCAGTTGTTGTAACTGGTAGTGTCACCCTGTTTGTTCCGACCGTTGAGTACCCTATCACCACTTGTGTTTCTCCATTATTTGTTAGAACACTATATGTCTCTGTTTCTGGTAAGGCGTTTGTCCCTGCTTTAAATTTATCAATAAATTGTTTATTGACATCTATTTTTAAATCAAAGTCAGTTGGTAATTTCTCTGGCACTGGAGGTTGATTTATTAGGGTTGTATCTGACAACATATACTGTATTTTAGAGTTTTTATCTGATACTTGTATCGAAATAGCTTTGTCACCTGCTCTACTTATTTTCATTTCAATATCATTATCAAGAACCTCTATTAATTTAACAAATACACCAGCGTCATAAACACCAAAATCACCTGGTTCAAAATCCCAATTATCTAATTCTATCATTCCTAAGATTGATTTATCACCGTTTGTAAAACGAGTGCTTAATTTACTATCTTTGAAAGTTAAAATGGCAGAATTAACTAGTCCATCTAGATGATATTTTTTAATAAAACTAACGAACTTTTCTCTATTCATGCGGTATTCTCCTATTATTTATAACCATATATACATATATATGAGTTTGTTTTCTCAAAATCAAAAAAATCTTTCTATGGTTTTTGTTGCATCTGTTGGTTCATCCCAACCAAGAGCTTCATATAACATCATAATTTTTTTATGTAACACTTGTTCATAAATTTTCTCAGTATTTATGTGTCGTTTGATAAAATCAATAATCTGAGGTGCGTCATCATAACCTTTAAACGCTATAACACTTAAATTAAATTCATTTTGTTTCAAATATACCCATTTAATCTTTTCGTTGTTAATTATCTTTTCATAACGTTTATCCATTTTATAATATCTTAATAAATCATTATGAAAGATGGCAGACTTCACATGCACTGGCGTCCCCAGTTTATAACCAGTGAATAACACATCGGTATTATCTTTATACTTTTCAAGACCTTTCATACCTGTTGGTATGGCTATCTTTTCAAAATCCATCAACTTCATACTCTTTTTAAAGTTCAAAATAAATTTATCTAATTTATCTTTTGGTACGTCCATCATGATATCATCTAATAATTTAGACAACATTTCTTTCATGGCTATAGGAAAACTACTACGGACTGTATCTAAACCCTTGACCATCATTTTATCAACTTTTTTACCATTATCATTAATAATCTTTAGACCATATCTTTTCTTTGTTACGAATAAACCACTTTTAGCAATAACCTCTTGTTTGATATCAAATCGATGTTTATCAAGATTACAAAACTTTTTAGCAAAATAATCATAACCTTTGTTCAGATACGATTGGACTTCACTAGCAATCTCAAGGATAGCTTTTGACATTTTATCTTCGTTTTTGATATCTAGATTTGGAAAACGTTTTGTCACTAATGGTGTTGCTGAATAAAATACCGAATCAGTATCAATGTAAATACAATAATCTAAATTATCTTGTAATTCTTTATTGTAGTAATTGTTGGTAATCTTTTTTGTAAATTTTATTAATGATTGACCAGTTGTTGTTACAGCTTCAGCGTTATCAACATCATAAAATCTAAAAACAGATAAACCCAACACACCATACAAACTATTTAAAACAACCTTTTGTAGATATTGTCGTCGTTCGAAATAATCTGATTTTTCCTTATCACCCTCTTCATGAAACTTCTTCGATAATTTACGATACTCAACTCTTTCGTCAAACCATTTTCTAAGAAGTGCTGGTAATAAACCATCTTTATCAGAACGATACATAACTCCATTTGTAGCAACCGATACGTCTCTATTGGACAAAAAGTTCTTCAACTCAGTTTCAGTAAACACACCTAAAGTATTTTTACCTTGTGTGATTGAATACGTCTTTTTATTTTTTTTATTTAAAAATTCTTCAGGATTCCAACCTTGTATTTTACCAAGTTTGGTCTCTGGTGATATATTTAAAGACATGATACAAGATGGATACATCGAGGTAATATCTAAATCATAAACCCAATCATGTTTACCTCGTTGTGGGTCTTGAACATACGCACCAGTGAATTTATCCTCAGCATTAAATGTTTCTGGTCTTGGTGGTTTGTTTGGTGCAACTATATTGTTTTTCTTTAAATAAACTAATATAGCTCCCTCAAGATAATGTGATGACATATAAATAGACTCATAAGGCACATGACCAAGATGAGCCAAACCACGAGCTATTTCAATAAAATCTAACTTGTCATCCAACTTTTTTACAAGTTTCACGTCTTGTATATTGTATTGAACAAATTTTTCTAAGTCGTTTTCATACAAATCATTTAACGTTCCCTCATAAGAAACCTTTTTCTCTCCAACCTCATCCTCACCTATAGCATCTAATCGATAAGAAGTTTTTTGACTAAATGTAAATCTTTTGTACAAACTTAAATAATCAAGTGTACTAACACCAGCTATAATAAATCTTTTTTTGAAACTATTCCATCTCACTATTTGTATCGGTGATAATAAATTAGCAATCTCTTGACCAAGAACTTGTTGAGACCTGTTATATAAATACGGTACATCGAAAAATTCAACGTTCCAACCTGTTAAAATGGTTGGTTGTATCTCCATGTATTTTTTATAAAAGGCGTTTAGTAAGTCATACTCATCATAGAAAGAAACGATTGTATCACCATCTTCTCTTGTTCTTTCTTTACCTAAATTTAATTTATCTGTTGGGTCTAACACATAACAATAGTATTTATTTAAAACCGGGTCATTAAAAGCGATAGATGTAATTTTATTCTCAGCTTTTGCTACGTCTGGAAAACCATCCGTTACCTCAACCTCTATATCAAAAATCATCACGCGATGACCCTCTGATACGTCATCTGAATCCGTGTAGTTATCAACCAATACCCTGATTTCTGGGTTTACATCCGATTCGAATAAATCTGGTTGGTCTTCATCCCACTTGTTTATTCTTGTGAGTTTATCACCATATAAAGATAGATAAGTGCCGTTACGATTTTTTGTGTAAGCGTATTTTTTATAACGAAACGTTAGATGACCAGCTTTGTCATCCCAAACGTGCATCTTATTTACTCGTCTGTCATAATAAATGTTTTGATACAACTATATAATTTCCCAATTTAATTTATGTTAGAATATACGAAAAAAAACCTATACTTGTCAAGTGTTTTTTTATAATTTTTTCTTCTTTTTAGGATATACTTTTAAGGTCTTTACCTCGTCATCAGTAAATTTATCAAAGTAAGATGTTTTTAATAATTTTCGATGTGCTACATTTAATTCATCTGTACCGGCTATATTAATTAAAAAGTATGGTGAACCTTTTCTTGTTTCTTCCCCGGCCGCTGTGTGATGTTCAAACGGTGAGAAACATAAAGCTTTGATATCCGTATATCCGTTTTCTTTCATTAAGATTTGAATTGTTTTTTGATATTTTTTTCTATCAACCTCTTCCCAAAGTAATCCATCTGTATTCATACATATTACTAAGGCTGATGAAAATTCACTATTTTTAAATTTATCTAATACTTCGATAAATGATGTTTTATTCGGGTACCAGATTTCGAACATTAATTTGTTTTTTTCCCTTTCAGCTTTTACAAAGGGACATACTGGCATACCACCAAAATTTTCATTTGGTATTTCTAAATACTCGGTTATCCAAGTCTTTACTTCTGTTAATATTTTTTTTTCTTCCATGATATTGAAAAGAGAAAGGGGGGAATAAATCCCCCCTAATTAAAACTCCTAGAAATTGACAACTAATCCAATATTAGCATAACGTGGTGTTCCTAAGAATACCTCTGCGTTATGTGGTAGGTGAAGTTTATCACCAAAACCATTGTACTGTGAATTATCAACGGCATCTTGTACATAAACTGCATCTAACGCGTTGAATATATGAGCGTTAACACTCATATCTAAACCACCAATCTTTGGTAGTTTGTAAGAACCATGTAGGTCTAAACGATTATACTTTGGTGCCATCCAAACTTGACTTCTGTCAGCGTCTGCATCACTACCATCATACTCACGTGCATTTGGACTCCAATCTGAGTAGTTCTTATCGTACATCTTCAAGATACCTTGTAGTCTAAGACCTTTGATTGGTGTAAGTGTAGCACCCATAACATAAGCTGTCTGAGGCATGTCACCTACCCATAATCCATCAAGTGCATAAGAGTAAGGTGTGGTCTTTAAACCAATAACTTGACCCTCTGCATTATACTCATTCTCTTGGTAGTTACCTTTAGCATCTCCGTCAAACTTCCAATTACCAAATGAAACAGCTCCGTCTAAACGAATCATATCATTAAGTTTCATAGAAGCTTCAATCTCAAGACCTTGGTGTTTCTGATTGATACCACTCAAGAAAATAACGTCGGTATCACCTGAGTCACCTTGACCTGTTGTGACAGATTTAGTTAGGTTTCTATCCATCCAATCAGTATTGTAAGCACTCACTTTGACTGCTACATTTTCGGTGTTGAAATTTACACCAGCTTCTGAACTGACAAACTTCTCGTTAGATGGGTCTGACGCAACTGTACCATCATAGTAGATTACGTTATCCATAATTGGTGGTTTCTGAACGTATCCTGTGTTAGCGAACACACTAACATTATCATCAACGTCATACATAGCTCCACCCTTGATTTGGAAAGTAGAAATAGCATCTGCTTCAACTACTTCGTTAGCTACTGTAAAGTGGTCTTGGTAAGTATATTTAATACTTGATAATCCACCCATACCATATAGGTTTAGTTTATCCTTGGTGTAGTTACCTTGTAAGAATCCACCAATCCAATCTACGGTTGTAGAGTTGTGATAAGCAATTTCATCACCTAAACGAACAACTTTACCATCAGGTGCGTTGTCGTCGGCGTAGTCTACATAATAGTCACCACCAAGTAGGTCACGTACCTCACGAGCGTGTTCAATACCTGCTGTTCTCCAATCAAGACCGACTTGTATTTCTAACTCATCACTAACATCGTAGTTAAGTTTAGAAATCAAACCATAAGTGTTTTGTCTGTTGATTGAGTTACGAAGAATACCTTTTGAACGATTCTCTGTTGCGTGAAAGTTAGCGTCTACCCTATCAGAGTTGGTTGCGATAGCTGCATCCCAATCCCAACCCCAAGGTGAACTTCTATACCATTTCTGTCCGTCAACTGCTGGTTTTCTGAATGATGAACCATAAGTACCAGTTCCACCACCTGAACCACCACTCCAATACAATACTGAACTTAGTCTTGTCTTTTCGTTAATGGTCATAAAATGGTTAAGGTTAACCAATGGTTTGTGAAAGAAGTTTTCTCTTTCATTCAAAAAGTTAGAGTTGTATCTTGGTTGGTTTCCACCACCGAACAATCCACCGACACCATACATATACCAGTATTGTTTACCTGTGTAATCGGAACTTACAGGCCCCCAATTTTGGTTGAATGTTCTACCGGCTTCTGTCTCGAACTTATTACCCTCTGCGAAAGCAGTAACGTCATATCCATCTATATCCCCAGCTAAATCTTGTGAGTATGTAGCTATGTTCTGTTTATATAGATTTTGTCCATGTCGTTGTGGAGCACCAATCGCGTAAAGTTCGAATCGATTGTTCTCATTCATTTGAAAACTACTACCTAGGTAGTATGCCCATGCGTCTGTCCAAGTAGCATCAATGATACCATCACCTGTCTTACGAACAAGTGTACCACTCAACGCTAATTTATCACCCATCATCAAACCAGTATTGTAGTTAAAAGTTGTTTTCAAGAAATTACCTGCACCACCCTCTTGTTTAAACTTACCACCTCTCTCGTTTGCAGCTGGGTCTGTAATGATGTTCATGGTTCCACCAATAGATGGTGTAGCTAAATTAACCGCTGATAGACCTCTTTGTAACTGAATTGAGTTAGCAGCATCGGCTACTCCATCCCAGTTACTCCAATAAACCCATCCGTTCTCCATATCATTTTGGGGAACTCCGTTAATCATAACTGCTACGTTTCTTTGGTTGAATCCACGAACATTGATACGAGCATCACCCGCACCACCACCTTGTTGTGTTGCATATACACTTGGTGTAGTATTTAAAGCCATCGGAATATCTTGTGAACCAAGACGAACTTCTAACTCTTCTTTACTAACGGTTGTGTAAGCAACAGGTGTTTTATCGTCAGCTCTTGAAGCAAGAACTTCAACGTCTGACAATTCAATCACGTTTAGCGGTAGAACAAAAGCCATCATCAAGTCTGTATCAGCTTCTGTAATCTTCACAAGTTGTGATTGTGGTTTAAACCCAATTACTGTAGCTGTAATTGTATAGTCACCAGCACCTAAATCAAGTACAAATGTTCCAGTTTCATCTGAAATTGTACCTAAATCAGTACCAACTACAACAATATTAGCATTAGCTAAAGGGTCTCCTGCTTCTGATGTAACTGTTCCTGTTACCGATTGTGCAAACAACATCATCGGTGTTAGTAGAGTCATCATCATAGCAATTAGATTACGACTTTTCATATCGAATCTCCTTGTTATTGTTTAGTACGACACATTTTTTCACAGGTGTGTCTACTGCCTGTCCGCTTTTTGTATGTGAAATTTTAGTTTGCGTATTCTTGGTCATCATTATCACCAGTTAAAGAGGGAACTTCACAACTATCGTTATTACAGAACTTATCAATTTCAGCTTCTTCATTTTTGATAACTCCAAATGATAGTTTACTAAGTTTACTAACTTGCTTTTTATATTCATTTTCATCTATAGACTCATATGGCATTTGTTTGTAAGCACCATAATCGTGTCGTGGTAATAGTGAAATACCTTTTAAATGGTATTGAAAATAATTCAATACATGCGATATTTCATCCCCCTCTGTTTCTGGATTAAATGTAACTGTGCAACTAACCTGATTATCAGCCCAATGTCTTTGCATAAAAGCTGCTAAAGAGAATTGTTCCCATATTGATAACTCTGATGCGGTTCTTATCCCCTCACCAACATCAACAGGAACTTCAACAACCGAAGTCGTATCCTCTGAACCAAAGGCTGGTTCTATCTTATAACCTGCTTTTTTCATAGGTTCAATCAACTCTGAATGTTTTGACAACCTAATTCTTCTAATATAAAATCTACTCTCAGGATAATGTAAGCCTGGTGTAGCACCTGCTAATAAAGATACCGTACCGCTTGGTTTAACTGAGGTAGTTTTGATTGAACGTGGGACTGCGAACCAATCTGAATATTTTGTGTCCCATTCTTTTATGACATCATAACCATCTTCCAACCAATCTTTTAATTCACCCAAACCATTTTTTGTAATAAATTGTGCGACTCCGCTCACACTACAACCAATTCTTCTGTTTCTCAACATAACCCTATTTGTGTCAGCCCAATGAGTTCCACCCAATGTGACTGTTTTTGCATAAAGATATGCGTATTTTAATGTTCTAGCATAGTCCTCAAATGAATCGTGATTGCTAGGAAATGTCTCAACCAAACAACATAATTCATATGACTCTAAGGTTTGCTCTAAACACGGATTACCACCCATAGCTCTATGGTCTTTGTTATCACCACCATTTTTCATACGAGAATAATGTCTCATATTATCTAACCAAGCAAAACCTGGCTCACCATTATCTATTATTCTTTTTGCAGCTTCTGTGTAATCCATTCCTAACTCTGCGAAAATACTATTATTGGATGTCCAACCATAAGTTTCTCTATCAGGATTTACTTTGTAGTTTTTTAAATCTAAATACTCTTCATTATGTGGGTCACCAAAAACAATCTCTGCTGTTCTTCTTACATTACCAGCCACAACACATTTACCGATTAGATTCATAATATCTACGATTGTTGTGATTGTGATTGGTTCTCCGCTATTATCCTCTAATACTTTTCTAATACTATTGTGTACTTCTTTTAGTGGTTCAGGACCTGAACTTACTCCTCCAAAACCTTTGATTGGTTCTCCTTCATCTCGTATCTTAGTATAGTCAAACTCTACGTGAGCAGTTCCGTGAAAGTAACTTTCTAAAAGTAAACGAAGTGATTCTACCCAACCCTCACGAGTATCGGGTATTTCATATACCTCTTCATTTCTATCTTTGTTAACACCTTTTATTATAATCTCACCAGCACCTTTGGTATCAAATCCAACTCCAACACCTAACATAGATGCGTCCATTAAGAAACAAAATGGTTTTGAATAATCTTCTTTGAGTGTTTTAGTTGATACGAATGCACAATTATTAAGTGCCGCGTATAAATTCTTTTCTTCTGTGATTGGTGTACCCATAGCCCATAAACCACGACCTGGTGGTAAGAACTTCATATTAAAAATTCTTTCATACATCTCTTGCGCCGACCTTTGTGCTTGCCATGCATTCCAACCTAATGATAATGATTCAATATGTTCTTTTTGCATTGAGTATGTTCCCTCTACAACCCTCTGAACCGTTTCCCACCATCTTTCATTTTTACCATTCTCTTTTATACGAGAATATGTTCTCATATAAACCAATTCACCTAATCCGTTAAAACCAAATGGTGCCTTCTTTCTCTTAAATTTATTAAGAAAATTATCAGATAACTTAAATTTTTCCATTTAAAACTTTCTCCTAACCGAAGTATATATTGTTTTGTTTTCGATATAAAAAACTCATAACTAAATATAATATATACTCTACTTTATTCAAAACCATCTACAGATTTATTCATATCATTGTATTTGTTTGATAATGTTTTACGCAAATACTCTTCAGAATTATCCATTTTAGATTGTTGTTCCTTGCCACTTTTTGAAGTTGATTCATGCACTTCAATTTTACCTATGTTTGTATTCATCATAGCTGGATATGTAATCCCATCTATTCCGAATCTATTTTTTATCACGTGAAATCTGCCTGTATTTGATATTTTGTCCTCAACTTTTCTACTCAAAGAAACTACAAAATCAGCTATCATAACTTTTGCATAACTCTCCGCAACTTTACTCGCGTCTATAATTTCCTCCTCCAATGAAGAACGATTAGCTTGTGATGCAGTCCATACTGGCGTATCAAACTCACCTGCTAAACCCCTCAAATCTTCGTATATTGATTCTAATATATGTCTTTTTTCTCTACCTGTACCGATTAATAAATCTGCATAATCAACAAGCATCAAATCAGGTTTCATATCCTGCAATTCTAATTGTTTTAGATGAGCGGATAAAGTTTGAACTGTGATTGATTTTGTAGGATAGTATTTGATTATCAACCTACCATCTAATTCACTAATTTTCTTTTGTACATCTTCTTTATAATATTTTATGTTAGCAGTTGTAACTCCACTAAATATAGAATCATATCTTAGACCAACATAGTTTTCGTTCAACTCTAATGTATAGTGAACCACAGATAACCCTCTTTTGACGGAAGCTGCTCCAATTGCCTGTAAACACCACGATTTACCAATACCAGCGGGCGCCACCATAACACCTAACTCACCACCACCTAATCCACCATCCATAATTTCATCAATAACATTCCATCCAGTTTTGACCGTGCTTCTGCTTGACTTAGTTAATCTCTCCTCTATTCCTACTATATAGTCATGCCCAATATCTTTAGCCGCACCAGCTTTCATAGCTTCATCTATGATTGCTTTTATGTCGTCATATTGACCATTTTGAAGTAAATCGACAGATTGTACGATTGCATTTTTAAGTGTTTGATTTTTACAAAAATCAAGAAAAGTATCTTTAATATATTCAAGATCTTTTACTTGTGATGATTTATATGTTTCTTTTAGTTGTTCTTTTACAGCAACTGCTTGTACTTCATTTTGAATTTTTTCAACCTCAACTTTAAAAACTTCCATTGTTGGTGTTGTTCTATATTCATTAAAATAAGTTAGTGTTTTACGAACAATCCATTTACTTGCATCAGAATCAAAATATTCAGGAGATACAATGTCAGCTGACTGTTGTAAAAAATCCCTATCTGTTACTAACGCAGCTAATGCTTTTGTTTGAAACGGATGACCATATTGTGTAAGTTTATTCATGTGTTGATTCAGCGTAACTATTTAATTTTACAAAATGTTGAGTTAACCATGTGTCTGGAATTTGTAAAGCATTTCCCATACAATCATCATGATACATTGTAGTAAAACTATTTCGGGAGAGCAAATTTATTGGTTCATTCATTAACATACGAATTTGCTTTTTTAATTCTCCTGAAATTGGTGGATTTTTTAAATCCATTAACTTTTCATTTATTTCTAATTGATGCTCCGACGCCACAATTCTTTCGTGCATAGGTTCTTCCCCTTCTAAAGCTTCTTGAACGATGGAATCTAAATCCAAGACCCTTTCGGTGATTATATCAGGAACTATTTTTGGTAGTTTTTTAGGACCTAATCCTTTAACTCCCTCAATATTATCTGATTTATCTCCCATTAAAACCTTATA